GCTGCGGCAGAGTTCGCGCCAATGGTAGTTCCGTCAATCGATCCGCTATTGATATCAACGCTCGTCACACCGGCTGCGAGTCCCGCGCCAACAAGGGCGGCTGCGGTAACTTTCTTCGTCTCCGTTGCGCTGGTATCAACGATAGGCAGAACGTCCGTTGTTACGGCTACGTCTCCCTGCGCGAGAGATGTTAATGCACTAATTTTTTTGTCGGCCATGCGTCTATCTCCATCCGTTCATCCACCCGCGCTGCGGAGCGGGGCGACGTAACGGTTTAGTCTGTTTCGGAACGTCTTTCGTTTCGACTTCTACCTTATCTATTTTACGGTTCGGCAATATCATCGGCCCGTTGCGACCTATAAAGGCTGCATAGGCGTAGACCAAGCAGTCGAGGGCTTCCGTGCGGCTACCCGAACTGCGCGGCTTATACGACCTCACGCGCCGTCCCTGTGCCATGCGGTAAACCAACACCTCGGCGGTCAACTGGTCGAAATAAACCTCGTCGACCGAAACAGGAAAATGAATATATCCCGCTCCCGGCTGCGTGATACGTTTCATGCGTCCGTAGAGGACATCCTTCGCCGTATCTACGCCGACTATAAAAACCTGCGCCGAGGTTTTCCCTGCCCTTCCTGCCGACTTAGGCCAGATCAACCGACCAAAGCCACCAGCACCTTTTATTGCCCAAATCCTACGCGCCTTGCGTTTAGCGCAGTAGGCGTAAACCTGTTGCGTAAAGTGACCGCCCGAGTCGATAGCAACCGCCTCTAAAACTAGAGGTCGACCATCCTCGGTTTCGCGCTTGCGTGCGATATAGCCGTCAAGGTCATTCCAGAGGGCTTCCGATCCAGGATCGCCACGCAGTACCGCATGGTCGATGACCCACGTTTCTTCGTCCTTACCGAACCCGACGACCGTAACTTCTAGCCGATCATCCTGTACGTCAACTCCCGCCGTAAGCATCAAGACCTGTTGCGGTATCGATGCGACGGTATACGGCTCTCGTCTCTGCGCTAGACCAACCGACTCGACCTGTTCGCCACGTTCCTCGTAGGTTTCACCGAGGGCGGTATTGATCCAAGTCTGTAGCGTCTCGGGAAACTTCTTCGCTTGCAGAAAGGCGACCGCCATCTCTGCCCAAGTCGACCAAGGGGAATAGAGTTCGCTAATGTGAAAAGAGGCAATGCCAGAAAACGGCTTCGTTCCTCGCCACTCTCCCGCCTGTAGCATCTCGGCTTTATCGGCTTCGTTGAGTATCGCGCCACACGCCACACAGACGTATTCGGCTAACTCCGGTTGACCCTCGGGCCACTTTACCTGTGACCAAACGAGTCGTTGAAACTCTCCGCAATGCGTACAGGGGACGTAATAAAACCTTTGGTCGCCCGACTCAAATCCAGCCTCGATACGGCTCGATCCTTTAATCGTCGGCGTACTTCCTGCCAAAACTTTACGACTCCAAAAAGTCGCCGTTCGTTTGCGACCGAGAGAAATCGGATCACCCTCGGTTCCCGCACTCGCGGGGTAACGATCCACTTCGTCGAATAGAACAATTCGTATCGGACGCGAGGCTAAACCCGACGGGCTATTCGCACCTGCGACCGTTAAGTGACCGCCTGTAAACTTTTTATGCAGCAGCGTGTTGCCGCTATCTCTTGCCTTCGGGTCGGCGATCCGTTCGGCGAGAACGTTTGTATCCCGCACCATTGGCGCGAATCGATCCTTGCTCCAACTCTCTGCCATCTCAAGAGTAGGCTGCACCAGTAGCATCGGCGCAGGGTCTTGGTGAACGTGATACCCGATGACGTTGTTTAGAATCTCCGTCCACCCGACCTGTGCGGATTTCTGTATCCAGACCTCTTTCACCGACTCGTCGGTAATCGCATCCATGATGCCACGCTGATACGGTGCGCGAGAGGTTCTCCACACGCCCGGCTCGGCTGCGCTTTCGCTCGAGAGTTTTCTGTAACGATCAGCCCATTCCGAGATCGTCAGTTTCGGCGGCGGGTTCCAAGTCCTGGTCGCTTGGCTCAATGCTTTCGATATGCTCGACGTTAACGGTATTCTCGGCGAGTTCGACGAGAGCGTTATCGACTTCTTCGCGGATACGTCCTGCGATGACATTTGCATTAGATTGGTTCACCAACTGCGGGGCGAGTTTCGTCGGCATCGCCAACAGTTTTGCTTTAGCACTCGATATGTGGTCGGCCCAAGTATTCACTACGTCATCGACGTAGACCAATTCGCCGCGACTAATCGCGTTTTCTATCGCTAACTTATCGCCCTGCTCCCGCGCTAACCTAGTCTTTTCGGCTAGAAGGTCGGGCGTATCGGGGTTGATATTAGGGCCGCGCTTCTCTAAGGCGTTTTGCAAGTAACGTATATACCATGCCATGCAAGGCCCGAGTTCGTATTGCCCTCTGCCAACCGTTGGCAGACCTTCCGCTTTTAACTGGTGAACCCGTCTCGTCGTAAGGTTAAGAGCCTTTGCGATAGCATCTACGTTAACAGGCATTAGCGACTCTTAATCTTTCGATGCTTTTCGTCAACGATAACAGGTGCGGTATTTTTCCAAGTAACTTTGTGGTGAATTCTTCGATGATTCGCTCCCATCTCGGTGATCTTGACCGAGGACGGGCAATAGAGAATAGAGTAAAAACTTTTGACGTATGTTCCGTAATCCAGATAGAGATCGGTCATACCAGACGCATTGCTCTGCGTCATCTTTTGCTGAATCGCTAGCAGAGGGATCGTAAAAAATAGATGCCCTTGCAAGGTCAGCAGCGTGTATGTATTTACGTCCTCGTTGATTCGGCCTATAAACTTAAAAGGGCGATCGGTACTACAGATAAAGGTGTTCATTACCTTTCTAGTAGGCTTAATCTTTTTAGCCATCGATCCGTTTTTACCACCGATAAAGTCGCCACCCTGTGCGATCGCTATCGAGGTTGCAGGAATCGATTTGTAGTAGTCGAGCAGATGGTCGAGTACCGCATCAAGATTCTTAATGCACCAATCGCCGTACTGCTGCTTGTCGTTAAACTTATATCTAAAGTCCGTGTAATCGTCGTCTAACTGAAAGAAGTATCTAACGCCTATACGTTTAGCGATATCAAAACAAGCATTACGAGCGTAGATCACACCTCTACGCCCTTCGAAGTTATCGCCCTCGTCAAAAGTCTTAGCGACCTCTTTTTTAGAGAATACTAAAACTTGATCCGGATACCGTCTGCGATACTCCTCGAGCGTCTTGTCCTCATCGTCAACGATAAGGTAAATCTTGCCCGTATAGCCCGACCGCTTTAGGGTGTTTATCGTATAAACCCGATCCGGTCGTCCGTGCGTAAGAATGAACGTAGCAAACTCGCTACTCCGCATCGTCATCGGAGTAATCCTGTGCGTATTGCTCCATGATATTTTTAGTCAAGGAGACGTAACCGTTTTCGATAGCCTTATCGAAATCGATGATGACCAAAGCAGATCGCTCCATCAATTCTTGCATCTCTGCATTGGCGTGGGCGTAGTAATCCGCGATAAGTCGAAAGTCGAAAACCGTATGCCGTTCCGCTGCAATAGAGAGGAACCACTTTTCATCCTCGGTCAAACTCGAGGCTTTGATATCCGCTAGAAGTTTCTCGACCTTCTCTCGATTGCAAAGAGACTCGATACTAGGCTTCTCGTTAGAAGGCTCGTACTTAGGAGCCTCGATCTTCCTCGTATAAGGTTCCTCGGTAGCCGCCGCGATATCGTCTAGCGAAAGGGCTGCGATTTCCTCGGAGGTAAACCCGAGAAGGTCGTTACCCAGTCCTAAGTCGCCGAGTTCTTTTAACTCTAACGCTAAGAGTTTTTCATCCCACCCTGCGTTAATTGCGATCTTGTTATCCGCAATTACGTACGCTCTTTTCTGAGCCTCGGTTAACCCCTCGAGCCGAATGCACGGAACCGTATCGACGTTAAGTTTACGCGCCGCGAGCAATCGCCCGTGTCCCGCGATCACGCTATTGCGTTCGTCGATGAGGATCGGGTTAGTAAAGCCGAATTCTCGGATGCTCCCCGCGATTTGCGCGACTTGGGCATCAGAATGTGTGCGGCTATTCTTAGCGAAGGGGATCAAGTCCCCGACCGCGAGGTGTTCTACCTTTAGCATTGTTAAGTTATTATGCAGGAACCGTTATGAAATTTCGACTTAACTTTAATGAAGTGAAATCCGTTTTAAAAATTCTGTGGCTAGAAATATAGCAGGGTCCGAACTACCCCCAGACGGTACTTTGGTGGGAGGACCCGTAAGGCTGACATAAGGCGCTGGTTTCGTCCCATTACGAGCCACCACCTAGTGATCGACGGAAAGCCCCTCGATCCGAAACCACCGTACCGCCCATATAGTCGCTGATCCCTGCTCGGAATAGAGCATTGGTCTGCTCGGCTAGAGTCCCGCCGCTCGTAGCCTCTGCGATCTTAAAGCCCTTCTCGAAGAAGATTCTTAACCAGTTCTCTGTCGTTCGGTTAACGATCTGGTCGAATCGTAGCCGAGTCCTGTAGGTTGGGGCAGAGTCTGTATAGATGAAGATAGGGCGTATCGCCCCTCCGAACCCCGTACCAATCCGCTCGTAGATACCGGGCGTTAGATGCTTGGTCTGCGTTCGCCCCGGATAGGCTACGAAATAACCTGCCGTTCGGGTACGTCGTCGCTTCTTAGAGGCTGGAGTAGCGTTCGATAAAGGATCGGTTGCTATCCTTAACTGCGACATGATCCGATTGAAGTATCCCGCGCTGACGTTACCGAAAGGGTCACGCGGTGCGGCATTAGTCGGGATGGCATACATACCGGGAGGCATCAGCCCTCGGTTAATCAGCAGTTTCTCAAAGGCTTTAGGCTTACGCTGACCGCCCTTAACCTGTGAGCGTAGGTATTGATCTGGCGTTCCTCTGATCCCGTCCTGGTTGTTCGGGCCGGGTAATCCGTCCTTCAACTTAACAACGGCGAACAGTTTATTTTTCTGCGCCGGTATCACAAATGTACCGTTCAGAGTGTAGGGCTTCGGTCTATCGAATACCCGCATCATTTCCTGCTTAATATCCGTCTGCGCTTGCTTTGCCGTCTGCGTTAGAGCGTATGCAGTAACGAACGGAATCTGATCTCTACGCAGCCCGACTAGATATCGCTCTGCTGACCTTAAATCGGTGCGAACGTCCAGTTGCATAAGTGCCTCGGTGGTCGGCTCTCAAGGCCAAGTAGTCATGTGGATGTGTGCCGGTCGAGGCGAAACCGTTTATCGGGGTGGCT